TGTTAAAGAGAGAATAAAAACTTATACTCCCTATAATGTAAAAGATTTAAAATATAATACTCTTGCAGAAGAGGTGTATGACTTTAGAAAAGATATTCCTCCTTTTAATCCCCGTCCAGAATACTATGGTGGAAAAGATTCAGCTTATGAAGTCTTTACAGTATTAGAGGCATGGAAGCTAGATAAAGATTTTTATTTAGGAAATGTTCTAAAATACTTAGCACGAGCTGGTAAAAAAAGTTTTAACAAAAAAGAAGATTTAGAAAAAGCTTTAGTATATTTACAAAGAAGAATAGATACACTATGAAAACAATTGCTATTATAATCTTTTGTGCAGTAATATTATTACTATGGTTAATAGCTAATGCTATGTCAAAACCAGTATTTAATAAGATGAGTAAAAACTTTGAATTTGATAGTTTAGGAAATACAATTGCAAACTACTGTATATTTATAATAATTATAATGTCCTTCCTTATAGGACTATGGATTTGACTTAGAAGTTTCTTTGGTTAGTTTGTTTCTAAGTTGATAAAAAGCCCTGATTAATTTTAGGGCTTTTTTATTTAATTATTTTGTTATCTGAATAATTTTTAGTATATTATACATATAAACTTATAAAAAAACAATCATGGACATTTTAAATTTTATTTCTTGGATTAAAGCCGGAAACTACAGGGAAACTCTTCCTACAGATACTACTAATTTACTTGCAGTAGGTGCAAAAGATCCTTCTAGAGATGATGGATATCTTTCTCTTGCTGTTAATGCAGCTCCTTTACAATCTTTGTATAATACAGGTACTGTAACTCAATTAACTTCAATTACAACAGCTGTAACTTTAAATACTTTTAATGGTGTAATTACTTCTGTATCTTCAACATTAGCAGCAAATGCTAAAACATTTTTTACAGTAAATAACTCTAATGTAACTACTGCATCTAGAATTATTGTATCTGCTCAATATGATGAAGTTGCAACAGGTATTGTTGTTTTAGGTGTTTCAGACATTGCTGCTGGAAATTTTAAAGTTGTCATTTCAAATGGTGGAAATGCTGTATTAAATAATGTAGTTAAGGTACACTTTATGATAATTAATTAAATAAGAAACTATGTCAGTAGGAAATTTAAAAACAGACGGTCAAAAAGGAAATAATTTCCCGTGGCAATTACAAATGCTAAAAGGATTACAAGGTATCATTGATGCTTTAAACCATGGAGTTTGTTGTCCACCAGAATTACGAACTCCTGTAATTCTATATGATACTTTTCCAGGTTCAATACCAGATGGTACATATGGATTTTCTATAGTAAATGTAGGAGCTACAGCAGGACTTGTAAATGGACAAACTTTAGATCCAGGAATAACAATTAATTTTGATCCTAGAGTAAACAACACTATAGTAGGTTTATCTTATGATCCATTAGGAAGTAGATTCTTAATTACTTATATGATATAAGATAAGAAATGAAATACTTAATTATATTATTAATAGTTTTATCTTCATGTTCTCTTGAAAAAAGACTTGCTAAATATTGTCCATTATGTGTACAGAAAGATAGTACAATAACAGTAATACAAGTTAAGGACACTACAATAACTATTCCTGGAGAAACAATAACGCTATTAGACACACTTTATTGTGACTCTCTTGGTAATGTTATATCTAAACTAACAGGTGACCTTAGAGATAAGGATGGTAAGTTAGTAAGTTTACAAACCAAACTTCAAAACAATGTGTACTACACAAAAGTCAAAGTTGACACAATCTATAAAACAATCAAGGGTAATGATATATATCATACCAATACTATAACCAAAACACTTAAACCAGAAAAGATTAAATATATTCCGGGGTGGATAAATTTCTTAGCTTGGTTTGGGGGTATATGGTTAATTTTAGTAATACTATATGTAGTGTATAGAATAATAAAAGCACAAATTCCAGTATTATGAAAACACAATTATCCATTTTAGCATCATCTATACAAAAATCATCTCTTCAACTTTTAACTGTGATATCAGCATTTTTTTTACCCATAATTGGAATTTTATTTTTAATTGGATTTGCTATATTAGTAGATACTTTTACAGGTATTTGGAAAGCAAAAAAATTAAAAATAAAAATTACATCTAGGGGTCTATCAGCAGTAATATCTAAATTATTACTTTATGAAATAGCTGTTATTTTATTCTATCTAATAGATAAGTTTATTCTTAATGATATTATTTTAACATTTTTTTCAGTACCTTTAATGCTTACAAAGATACTTGCACTTGTATTAGTATCTATTGAAGTAATGAGTATTAATGAAAATTATGAGGCAGTAAGAGGTATAAATATGTGGACAGCTATGAAAAATTTATTTTCAAGAGCTAGAGATATTAAAAAAGATATAGATACTATAAAATGATAAAAAGATTATTAACCTTGTTTTTTTTATTTGTTTTGTTTTTTGCAACATCACAAAAAAATATTATAGGCACACCATATAATCTTAATAATTTATTAATTGCACAGTATGATTTTCAAAATAGTATGCCATATGAAGATGCAAAATACGTATGCTTAAAATTAGGTGATGGTTGGAGATTACCAACTAAAGATGAGTTAAACCTTATATATGAAAACAAAGATCAAATTAAAGGATTTGTATCACAATTACAAATACAAAATGATTCAGAATATTACACTGATCCTAACATATACTACTGGAGCGGAACTGAGCATGATAATATGTATATTTGGATTCAAGGATTTACAAACACAACTATAGCTATAACTAAAAAGACATCATATCTTTTTGTTAGAGCAGTTAAAAGTAATTAAATTATTTTAAAATTTAATAATGAAATTAAATATAATTAAAATGATAAGAAGATTTTTTAAGTATTTGAACTTCCTACAGCAGGAAAAAATAAAAGCAATGATTTATTCTAAAATTTAAATATGAGTTACACAAGAGAACAAATAGAAAAAGCAGTTAAAGACAAAGGATTTGTTTGGTTTAATAGTGATAAAGACTATGATGTAAACATTGTAGGAGTAAGAAACTTAAAGCCCGGTAAGAAAGTTACCAATGAATTTGATGATGTGATCACAGTATCCTATAAATTAATGGGAGTATGGCAGTATCATGAGTGGAAAATCACTACAGATCCAGGTAAAAAACCAACTGAAATATTAAGACAGTCTAAAGGAGTTGCTAGATTAAAGCCAGGGCAATATAGAGGGGTGTATAGTGTCTCTTTACATAATGGTAAGTATGAAGCTCTTTGCCAACGCTTAGGTAATGTTACTGTATACAGGGATAACAATAAGGATACTACTTATGATGAGAAGGTAACAGAGACAGGGTACTTTGGTATCAATATTCACAGATCATCTATTCATAAAGATCCTACATATGTAGATTATTTCTCAGAGGGATGTCAAGTATTTAGATATAATGCTAACTTTATAGAATTCATGAAAATAATTAACAAAGCTAAGGCAGCTTTTGGCAATAAGTTTACATATACTTTAATTGAATCAACAGATATTAAATAATAAAATAAAAAAAAATGAAATTTAGAAACAACTGGAACACATCAAGAAAGCAATGGGATAAATTTGCTGTAAGATTTAGAGTAGGTATTATAGACTTCTTTACATTAGAAGTAGATATCTCTAGAGACTTTTATATGCTAACAATATTAAACTTTACAATTAAAAATAGATAAAGCTTCTCTAAGCATAAAAATCCAGGTAAGTTAATTTATCTGGATTTTTTTGTTTAAATATTTGTTGTTTAAACTTTTATTGTATATTTGTCTAAACTTTAAATAATATAATATGAAAAACCAGCAAATGAATGAGGAGTTATCTCCTGAACAATTAGAAGCAAGAAGAGAGGAAATGAAACAATTTTATGAAAAGTCTCTTCCTTATCTTGAAGCACAGTCTAAGTATGAAAAATTACTTACCGATGTAGAAGAAGCAAGATATAAAAGAGCTACTATGCAAATACAATATGCATCAATGATGGCAGCAACTCAAGGAGTTGATCTAAATGATGATGAAGATGAAGATGCTTATGACAATAATCCACCACCAAAAGCAGTAGCAAAAGTACCATACGAAAGTAAAAAATTAAAAAAAGGATAATGGCACTTGTAAACCAAGTTCAAAAAAGAGTAAAGATGTCTAAATGGGACATTGTTAAATTTCAGATTCTTACTCATTGTTATATTAATCGCATAACAATGAGTGAATCTGATTTTGATTGCTTAACATTACTTAGTTTTAATGAACCAATTGAGTTAAGTAACTTTTGTCTTGACGCATCTTCTGAAGAAGGTTGGATTTTTAAATCTCCACAAACTGTTAGAAACAGTATTAATAAAGCTGAAAAAAATGGACTAGTAACTAAAGATCCTAATAATAAAAAATTAATTATACTTAATTCAAATATAAAAATTCAAACAACAGGAACTATATTATTAGATTATAAATTTTTAGGAAATGATACCAAAGAAAGCAAATAGTTTATATAAAAAAATAACTAGTGAATTTGAAGTTTCAGAAGATTTAGTAAATAAATTAGTTGAAAATTATTATAAGACATTACGAAAAAAATTAAGTGGCTTAGATGATTTAAGAATAAATGTAGAAGGACTGGGTCATTTTTTTATTAAGATACAAAAAATTAAAACTGCAATTCCTCATTATGAGAAAATTTTAAAAAATAATAACAACGTAACATTTAGTGATTATTATAATAAAAAAAATATTAATGAAAAATTAAAACTTTTAAATATTATCCACGATAAAGCTATTAAAGAATTAAATAAACGTAAAAAATTTAAAGATGAAAAATATATTAAAAATAATTTGGAAGAACCGGGAACAGATATTTGAAGGAATAAAAAATTCTATAATCAGAGATGAAACTGTAGAAGAAATATCTAGACTCAGGTATGACATTTGTGATGACTGTCCAAAAAAAGGAAAAAAATGTGCAGTAAAAGGAACAGCACCTTGCTGCAATGAATGTGGATGCTCACTCACATTTAAAACTAGATCATTATCTTCAGATTGTCCGCTTGGTAAATGGGAAGCTATATTGACAGTAGAGCAGGAAGAAGAAATTGAAAAATTATGAGTATAGTATTTAATGCTAAAGATCATAGCTATAAAAGTAATGATGATTTAGAAATAAATTGGATAAGTGTAACAACTTTAGTTTCTCATTTTAAAAAACCATTTGATGCTGAAACAATAGCAAAAAAAGTTATTAAAAATAAAAAATCAAAATGGTATGGTCTTTCTTCGAAAGAAGTTTTAACAATTTGGAATACAGAATCTTTAAGAGCATCAACACTTGGAAATTTTTATCATGATCAGAGAGAATCTGATTTATGTTCTTTTGCATCAATAGAAAGGGAAGGTGTAACAATTCCAGTATTTAAACCTAGTATTGCAAATAATGGTTTTAAAGTATCTAATAATCAAAAGTTAGATCCCGGTATTTATCCAGAACATATGGTATATTTAAAATCTGCTGGAATTTGTGGTCAATCTGACTTAGTTGAAGTTGTTAATGGACGTGTAAATATTATTGATTACAAAACAAATAAAGAAATAAAAAAAGAATCCTATATAGATTGGGAAGGAATATCTGAAAAATTATCACAACCTTTATCTTCATTAGATGATTGTAATTTTAATCACTATGCTTTACAATTAAGTATTTATATGTATATTATATTAAAGCACAATCCTAAATTACAACCAGGAAAAATAAATATACATCATATACTATTTGAAGTTGAGGAGACTGATCAATGGGGTTATCCAATTGCAAGATTAAATGATGATGGAGATCCAATTGTAAAAGAAGTCATACCAATTGATGTTCCTTATTTAAAAGATGAAGTAATAAGTATCATACATTATTTACAAGATAATAAAATTAAAATAAAAAAGAAATGATAGTAAAATTATTTGATGTTCAAAATGGTGTAGTAATACCTACAGAACATTGTTATACTTTAAAAGCTCTTAAAGAT